TTTACGAAATCATTTTTTTGATTTTATGACTTTTACGAAATCATCTTTTTGATTTTATCCTCCGTTTTTTATGGTATTTGGTTTTCCCATAACTACACAATAAATACCAGTTATTATTGGCAATACATGCATAAAAATCATATGTGTAATTACAGATTGATACATAATATAGGTTCTCCACTTTTCATCTATAAAATAGTCCATCGCAACAAAAAACGTGAATTCATTTACACAAAAAAAAGCAATAATTATAACAAGACAACGATACCATACATAACAAATATTGGGTATGTAATATGTCACTACATATGTACACCATAATACACAAGCAATCGCACAGGTCATATCCAAATAGCGATAGAATCCACCATTTTTTTCTATATGACTCCAATAAAGCACACTTGTCACATAGACGGAAAATTGTATCAATCCTAATATGCGTTGACCGCAAATAACGGATATGAGACCGGCAGTGATAAATAGCGGGATGCTATATTGAAGGGCTAAATTAGATATTTCGTAGGGGATATATGGCTCCATTAATAAAGTCATATAGAAATATTTTTATATGACTTTTGTTATATGATTTTCGATTGTAGGGTATAAAATTGATTTATTTCCCAGGGATATAAAAAATCATACCCCTATGTCCGACACCCCTATTGAATCAATACCTAGAGAAACCAAATGCATATCAAAATCGCGGTCTATGAATCAATGTCCGCAATATACGAAAGAAGCCAATGGCCTATGTAAAATTCATCAATATCAAGCGGAATATACGCCTGAAATGATGGCGAATTTGACCCCATGTAGCACAAAATCCAGATGAAAATCATATAACAGAAAATATACATATAGAAAGAATAGAAGAAAACAATTGTTGTATCGTTAAACGGGAATATTCAACGAAAGAAATGAGAGATAAAAACAATTTACGAAAACAAAAACAAATAGCGGCTCTCAAAGAAAAATATGGTGAAGCTGTTTATAAAGAAATGAAAGCGAAACAAATGGCAGAATATCGCAATAAAAAAAAGGAAAAAAATAGTACGCTGTAGTTCTCTACAATTGCTCGTAAAAATAAAAAATAATATTTTTTTATTTTTTTGTTATCATATATGCAGTCAAATTAATTAGAATAAGCTATACCCGCCATTCCAGACATCACACGTAAAACATTGTAATTCACAGCATAAACACGGACTTTAGCAGTGGCGACACCAGAAACAGTAGGTGACGAAAGAACAAGCTGCAAGACGGCGTTATCAATTCTGGAGAAGTTACATGACCCAGATGGTTGATGTTCCTCAGGGCGAAGAGCGAATGAGTAAACATTGATACCTGTATCAGGGGCACGGCTATGGTGTTGCCAAGGCTGGACAACGTCGAAGTAAGAACCTTCGCGTTCAGAGAAGCGGTCCTGACCGTTAAGCTGTAGTTTAGCAGTAACGACAGGGTTCTCACCCCAACAGTGCATATCGATGGCAGTCTCGGCAAGAACGAATGTACCGGCATCAGAGACAGATGAACCTTCGACATTGGTACTTCCTTGTGCAACAGAAGGACCATACTGTGAGGTTGCTCTTCCCCACTGGTATCCTGATGCAGTATTTTGATTTGACTGACCAGCAGCAGGAGTAGTAGGAAATACTTCATCAATAGCACCAGGCATCTGGAAGAGTCCAGAATTGTTAATGAATGCCTGTGAACCAATTGTTTCAGAAGGACCACCGAAAGCCATGATGGCATTAGGAAGAGCATCAATAGAGTCAGTGTAATTGAAAGGCTGGGCTCCCAAAGTCTTGAATAGGATCTGGGTAGGGTCCAAAGAAGCACAGTAGTCAACATTGGAATCAGGCTGGACAACCCAGATGAGCTCCTTGCAAGGGTGGTTGAAGTTCAACTTGATTTTATTGGAAGAGGAACCGACAGATTCATCACCAGTAAACTGGAGCTGTTCAATCAAATACTCATGAGGATTCTGGGCCATCTTGCGGCGCTCATCAGTATCAAGAAATATGTAGTCAACATAAAGCGAAGCAGCTACAAGAGATTGCTGGTAAGCAGTAGTGACAGCCCAATTTCCGGCGGTGACACCAGTAGCTCCAGTCTGGAGGGATTTGACGGCCCATAGACACTCACCAATAGGACGAATATCAAGATTGATTTTAACTTCGTGGTACTGCAATGCAATAAGGGGCAATGCCAAACCAGGGTTACGGCAAAACCAGAAGAGAAGAGGAATGTAAAGAGTGGTCTCAGGGAGAGATTTACGAGGGGCACAAACCTGATTAGGAGCTCCAGTGGTAGAAGCACAAGGTCCAGCAATATCAGCAAAGTTAGGATCAGTGATGTAGGTGAGCTGTGTTGTATGTCCAATCATCTTGAAATATCCACGGCGTTGATCAGAACCAACAGTAAATTGGTTCCAGATATGCATCCAGTCACCGTACTGACGGTCAATTCTCTGACCTCCGATTTCAACCTCAACTTGGGCAACCAACTGTTCACCGATGTAGTCCAACCAACGGGCATAAACACCGTCAGTAGGATTTGCGGCAGTACTAGCACCAGTAGGGGCCATAGACTGGTTAATCTCAGGAAGAGTAACCTGCAAGTATGTGCGGTAAGCCAAATCACCATTACGAGAGATGGTGCAAGTAACACGACGACCGAAATCAGCCTGACCAGAGAAGGTCTGCTCTATAGATTCCATAGCAAAGTTGGTATGTCTGCGGTAAGAAACTTTCCAGAAAGTAATCTCAGGAGTTCCAGTAAGAAAGACGTCTTGTGCGCCATAAGCGACGAGTTGCAAAAGACCACCAGCCATTTTTTATATAGTACTAAAAGATAAAAATTCAGAGAAAATGATATAAATAGAAAATATGCTAAATCTTTTGATAAATGAGATTATACACTTTATATCTTTATGTAAAAAATAACATTAATCGTAAACAATATCTGCATGGTCATATAGGTAAATTGCGATTCGATTCTACAAATTTTTCGAGATAGTCTTCTTGAAAGACTTCTTTTTTATTTTCGTGTTTTTTTGTGAAAATATAGGATTGATTTATTTTTTTAACACTCCAACCCTGCTCAATAGCATTCATTATAAATATCATTTTATGGAAGGTTTTTTGTGACATTTCCACATTATTTTGGAAGGTTTTTTGTTGTGTTTCAATATTTTTATCTGACATGGTCTTTACAATATAGTAAATTTTTTTTATATGAATCTTCGGCAAAACGGTCATCAAATCAGGTAGATGTAAATATCATACATCTTGGAAAATCAGGTAGATGTAAATATCATACATCTTGGAAAAAGATATAGAAATTCAAAAACGAATATGTCATATAAAAATATAAAAATGAAAAGGTCGGCGATTATAAAACAGACAAATACCCTCGACGAAAAACATACAGAAATGTTGAACATTTTCGAAGAAATAGAGCAAACCCAGATTCCAGAATTGATAAAAGAAAAATTATTAATAAAAGAGAAATTAAAAAATATGAATACGATAGAAGAAAAGATGGATTTAAAAGATAAAATAGAAGAAATACAATTAGAAATTAAACAGTTAAAAAAACAAAAAAAGAATTATTTACTAGATAATTCAAAATATATTTTCGAATATTTTGAACAAAAGAAGGATATATCAAATGGCGGCGGAAAACAAAATACGAATCTCCTACATTCCTTTTTCAAAATAAAAGCAGTAAACCCGAATTCCGAGAACCCAGATTCCGACCGTTATCAACAATCGAAATCTACCTACCAAGCCTATTGGAAAAATGTGAATAACGAAATCATTAATATACAAGATTTCGTTATCGCAAGTGATGTATGTGAAAATTGCCATAAAGGCGAACTCATATCACAAGAAGAGGAAGGTATACTTATATGTAATAATCCCGCATGTGGTAAATTCATCACATATATAGTGGATAGTTCAAAGCCTTCCAATAAAGAACCACCGAATGAAGTATCATATACAGCATATATCCGACTCAATCATTTCAAAGAAATCCTCTCACAATTCCAAGCGAAAGAAACGACGCAGATTCCACCCGCAGTAATCGAGGCAATTAGTGCGCGTATAAAAAAAGAGCGTATAAAAGATTATAGAGAACTGAATTACGATAAAATGCGCGAGATTTTGAGAAAACTCGGACTCAATAAATATTTTGAACATATTCAATATATTAATTCTATTTTTGGGATAAAACCGCCGATTATGAACGAGGAATTACACGAGACACTATGTGTCCTTTTTATAGAAATCCAAAAGCCGTGGGCGGTCCATTGTCCTATAAATCGTACGAATTTCTTCAATTATACGTATACCCTATATCAATTATGCGTTCTATTGGACCAGACGCAGTATTTACCGTATATTCCAATGTTAAAAGACCGCGAAAAACAATTAGAACAAGATATGATATGGAAATTAGTATGTGCAGACTTGGATTGGGTATTTTTCCCTACTGTTTAGAGCAACCAAATGTTATATGAAGACCTATCATTCTTCTTGTGTTCGCTTATTGTCATATATATATTTTATATGACAATAATGGGCGCCGAAGGCGCCCTATAAAACCCTTCTATATGATATATTGAAAATGGTGCGGTTAGTCATATAGAAATATTATCTATGAAATGTGTAATATAACCAATATGTTCGCATTTTCCATTCCATTCTGCATGGTCATTATACCCGTTTGGTATAAATTGTTGCACTTCTAAAAGTCATATAAATATTATTTTTATATGACAAAACGTATTCCCAATCGGGATTAGAGAAAACCAAGGGGGTCTTAAGCTATACGGACACCACCAGCAACACCAGTACCAATGGCAAGACCAGCACCATTTCTGGCACTCACTCCCATAGAAGGAATGAATACATCAAGAACGCTGAAAGTGGCAGCGGCAGTCAATGCAATAATAACGACCTCCTCGACATTCAAGGTCTTCTTGGGGATGGCATAAGCAGCAATAGCGACCATGATACCCTCAACAATGTATTTAATAGCTCTTTTGACAAGTTCGGCAAAATCGAATGAAGCGTACATTTTTATATATTATATATTATAAAAAAGTATTCGATAAATAATAAAATCAAATAAAATTACTTAAATAGAAAACTCCTAAATTCTTATAGTAAGAATGTCTGGGTTCGAACGAAAAATATTAGAAAACGGTCAAATAAATCCTAAATATATTGATGTATGTGACGAAGACCCCCCAATTGCGGGCCAAAAATTCGCATGTTTATCTTTTATTTCTCCAGAAAAAGTTATTAAACAACGCGAAATTTATCTATTTGACGAATTTATCAAACAGTGGGACTTCAATAAGTCTATGAGTAAATTTTTCGATTTTATCCATTTCATTTCTTATAAATATGGTCTAAAAGTCGATGATATCATCAATGATTATACCGAATTCATCAAAGAAGAAGATATTAAGTTGAAAGAAGCCACGGTTCTCGATGACTATAAGACATTCCTCGATAAACGCGAAGAAGAACTCACACAAAAATTCCAAAAGCAAAATGAATTCCAAACTTCGGTAAGAGGTATCAAACTACGCGGAGTATATTCTACGCAAGAAGAAGCCGAAATGAGATGCAAAAAGGTAAGAGATTTCGACCCGAATCACGATATTTTCGTTGGACCAGTAGGAATCTGGATTCCATGGGACCCAGATGCATACAAGACTGGGCGTCTCGAATTCGCAGAGGAAGAACTCAATCAACTCCATCAGGAGAAGATGAAGAACGAGGCCAAGGCTAAAGAGGATTTCGAAATGAGAATCAAGGAGACGAAGAAGAAGGCCATTGAGGAGAATATCAAGAAGGCGCAAAAGAGTGGCAATAAACTCACACAAACTTTAGACGATGAGGGAAATCTCATTGGTGTGAAAGAAACCACGAATTTCGAAGACCGCGAGGTCGCAACAGAAGAAGAGACGAAAAAATACAACGACGAATTAAAGGAACGTGTGAATAAAATGGCAGAAAAAACAGAAAAAAATGATTAGGATAAATTAAAATAAAAATGTCATATAGAATATTATCTATATGACAATTATTTTCGAAGAAATAAGGGATAATGTGGTTGTCGTATTGACCGACCAAGGCTATTTCCCACGCGCAATCAATACCATACGCGATATTCGCGATAGGGGTCAATGGAAAGGGGACCTCGTTGTTATTTCGGTAGGGTTCGATTTACCATATGATTTCGTATCTTTATATGACATCCAAGAAAAGAAGTTCTCGAGAATCGATTTAACAGAAATGTACGAGAAAATCGGCGAACATGGATTCGATAACACGGACCACCGAGAACTCAATAAACAGACCCAGTGGGAGAAAATCCACCTATTTGACCCGTGGTTCTCCAAATGGGGAAAAGTCATCTATTTTGACGCAGGGTTTCGCATAGTAGATAAAATAGAATATTTATTGCCCCTCCCCACTGGGGGGGGAATCATCGCACCCAATGACGCGGGATTTCCTTGCGGTGATCGGGGTGCAAAAACGGATTCTAGATTCCGACGACTCGTCTATCCTAAAGCGAATGAATCTATATTAGCTACCATGCGGGGAGAATATGGGGAGAACTTTATGGACGCGGAATATTTTTGTAATTGTATATGGGTATATGATACTGTCATATTGGACCGTCCTATAAAAGAGGAAATGATAGCCACTGCGATAAAATATCCTATATGGGTTTCGAATGAGATGGGCGTTATGAATGCGGTTCTCAATGTCAAATATGGGTTATGGAGTGAAATGCCATCTCGTAATCAAAACGGGAAATATTTATATGCATGGTCAGAACCGACATTGAGAGAGAGGCATACTACATGGCGGGATTATTGTTATATTAAATACGCGGCGACTATCTAGCCCTTTTGGTTCTCGCCTTTTTGGTTTTCTTATTTCTCCTCTTTCTCTTACGTGTTTTACCACCGAACGAAATGCCTTCTTTTAAATCTTTTTCATTTAATTCCTCAATTTTTTGTATTTGACTTTTAGATAGATGAGGTATAACATAATCATCTGTTTCATATCTAGTAGGTTTTTGACTTTCCATATCTCTTGAATCTACTGTTTTAACTTTCAATATATATATATCATCATCTAGTTTTTTAAGATCTGTAGCAACTGGTTGATATTTTTCTTTGTAATTTTTTAGGCCTTGTTCATCAAAATAATTTTTTAATAATTTATCTAATAATTCATCTAATAATTTTGTATTTAATTGTTTACCTAATTGTATTTTTACAAGATTGCTACGACCTCTTATGTTTGGGTTTACAAGTGGCTTTGATTTTGATTTTCTAGACATATAGAATATACATATATTATATGTCAAAGAATCAAATAGGAATCATAGGCGGCGGAATCGCCGGTCTTTATGCCGCCTATCAACTATCGAAAAAACAAATCCCCTGTACCCTATTCGAAAGTTCCGCCCGTTTAGGCGGTCGTATTTATACTTATCCCCATTTGGGTCAGGTCGAGGCCGGCGCAGGCCGCTTTCTCTTATCACATAAATATCTTATCCGACTCCTCAAAGAACTCGACCTATATGATAAAAAAATCAAAATCGCCGGACATTGCGATTATAAACCGTCTTCGGGTTCTCCTTTATATCAGGTTCTCCATTATCAAAAAAAAGGTCATATAGAAGATTTGATTAAACGTGTCATCCATGCTTCTAAAAAGGCATCCCCCGAACGCCTCAAAAAAACGGTTTTCCTAGATTTCGCACGACAGGTTCTCACCCCCGATGAATCAATCCTTTTATATGACTCTTTCGGATATTCCACGGAACTGACAATAATGAATGCATACGATGCAGCAAAAATGATTGAGAACCATTTATCCAAGTCGAATTTCTATATTTTGAAGGGTGGGCTAGAGCAAATCGTCACACGCATTGTGGAAGTTCTCGATAAATCTAACTATGTGACCATACGCCGTAGGTGTCCTATAGAGAATATTTCCCCCCTTTCGAATGGGGGGTATAGGTTGACTAGCGGTCGGGTGGGGTCGGCGGATTTTGCGGTATGCATTTGCGCAGTACCTGTGCCCGTCCTACGTAGTTGGCCTATTTTCCGAGGGATAAAGCCGGTTTTAGATACCATTGTATGTGCCCCTTTATGTCGGATTTATTCGGTAGTAGAAGGGGCTGGTGCTCGGTGGCCGCATAAGTTCTCGACAAATACCGATATAAGATATTATATTCCGATAAGGGGGGATGTAGCCATGATATCTTATACGGATAATGATTATGCGAGGAAATGGAATCGGATATATGAAGAAGGGGGGGCACAGGTTCTCAATCGAGAACTCAAAAAAGAGTTGGAAAAGACGGTAGGTCCAATAAAGGCGATGCCGAAGAAAACAAAAGTCTTCTATTGGGAATGCGGAGTGGGCTATTGGGGTGTAGGCGCAGATAGTGCAAATTTCGACCAAGAGCCATTGACGGGGCTTTTCATATGTGGGGAGAATGTATCGGAGGAGAACCAACAGTGGATAGAAGGCGCACTAGATACGGCGGAATGGGTTATAAAGAAGGTCATATAGAGTAATTATATATAGTCATATGATACTGTAATATTATTTATCCAGAAGCAATTGTTCATGTAATTTATCAACTGGTTTATACGAACCAGTAAAACCAAAATTTACACGCTCTGTGAAGTGCAAACCTTGTGAATTTTTAATGTTTTGTTCCATTTTAATTCTTCAATGATGTAAATATAATCATATAATCATATAAATAAATATTTGTATGTTGTATATCGATGAAATTCTGTTTGGTTGGTCCCGGTGCTATGCCAATTCCACCGAATGGTTGGGGTGCAGTCGAAACTATTGTTTGGGATTATTATGAAAACCTGGTTCGACAGGGTCATACAGTGGTAATTGTGAATACTACTGATAGGAATGCAATTATTGCAGAATGTAATTCATGTGGCGCGGATGTCATATATATTATGTATGATGATCACATATTATTGGTGCCATATTTGAATTGCCAAAAAATATATTACATGTCGCATTATGCCTATATAACACATCCGAGATTTCGCGAAATCAGTGAACATTATTACAACCATATATTTCGTTGGGTCATAGAATACCAAGACCGGATTGTTTTGAATGCGATTAGTCGCGAAGTATTGGACGTTTATATCCGTGAGGGATATCGGGGAAAATGGAATGTCATTAGGAATGGTGCCCGCGAAGATTTGTTTGTGTATTGTGACACAGGTGATTGTCTGTTTTTGGACCGGAGTATTTATCTAGGGAAGGTCGAATTCCGGAAGGGGCAA